GCAAATGTATGTGAATGGGCAGTAGCCAAGCAATATAACCAGTCTTGGAATGTGCCTTGGTATCCAAATCAACTGCATCCTCAGCGTAAATCATTGGCTGATGTAGGGGTGAACTATGAGGTTAGGTCTATAAGAACCCAAACCTCAATACCTTTCTGGAAAAAAGACCTTAACAACTATATCTTTGGGGCTAAGGTATTAGACACTGAATACTATTCAGAGGTTGAGGTATACGGACACATTGCGCCTACCGACTATATAACTGACGAATGGTATGATTCTTACATTGAGGGCTGGCGAGTGCCAGTCGAACAATTTAAGGAGTAAGTGTGATTAGAGAAGAAGAAGATGATATGACACAGGAAATTCGTCGTCTTGTTTTACTTGAAGTTAACGCAGAGATGAAAGACTTTATTGCAAAGATTGAAGAAGCAAAGATTATCGCTACTGATGAATGGGGTGATGGTCTTAACCAAGGATTAGATTGGGCTGTTCGCATTCTTAGAAAAGATAAGAGTGCTAGTTAACGGTGCTTTTAAAAGAAAATGTCAACGTTCTGGATGTATTGAATATGCCTATGTCAAAATAGGTATGAACTTTAAAATAATTTTATGCAAAGACTGTAGGGCATCGGATTGGAACAATGAGCCAGTCGCGCAAGCATAGAGGATACCGAAGTCAGAAAGTAGTGGCTGAATACTTAGCAGTCAATGGATTTCCATATGCAGAGTCTACTGGCGCAGGGCGCAGTGGTACAGACATAACTGGCTGTGTTGGTATAGATTGGGAAGTGAAAGCACGAACTGGGTTTAATCCATCTAGTGCCATCAAGCAATTAAAGGAACGTGCTAAGACTGGCATACTTGGTTTAGTTTGTTTAAGACTTAATGGTCAAGGTGAAGAAAGAATTAAAGATTGGGTTGTAGTGTTAAGACTAGAAGATGTAGTTAATCTTTTAAGAGAGGCAGGTTATGGTGAGAAGAAATGACAATGACCTACCAAGCATTAGAGAAATCCTTTTGCACTACGGAGCAAGTCTACGACAAACTCACGGGCAAGTTAATCTCAAGTGCCCATTCCACTCCGATACGCACCAATCAGGAACTGCGAATCTTGACAATAATATATTCTTCTGTTTCGCCTGCGGAGTGCAAGGTAACAGTTTACAAATCATAAGCCTACAAGAAGGAGTAAACATACGTGAAGCAGAGCGCATCGCAGAAGGAATTACTGGACAAAGCGGCAGCACGATACGCGGCAAACATTTATCTGGCGGAAGATTACCTAAAAAACAGAGGCATTCCATTGGAAGTGGCACGGCTGGCTCAATTAGGCGTAGTCGCGGAGCCTGAAGTAGGACACGAAGCGTTTCACGGAAGATTATCCATACCTTATATAACTAAAACTGGGGCAGTTGATTTAAGATTTAGAAGTTTAAACCCTGCAGTTGAACCAAAGTATATGGGTATGACTGGTGCTGATACCAAGATGTACAACGTATTAGATATAGATAAAGCAAACGATTACATTGGAGTGTGTGAAGGTGAACTTGATACTATTACTCTTTCTGCTTGTGTTGGTATCCCTTGCGTCGGTGTGCCTGGGGCTAATAGTTGGAAGAAACATTACACTCGCTTACTCGCGGACTTTCAAAGAGTATTTGTCTTTGCCGATGGTGACCAACCAGGCACAGAGTTCGCACGCTCACTGGCTAGGGAACTCCCCGTTACTATTGTGCAATTGCCAGAAGGCGAAGATGTTAACTCAGCCTACGTTAAATTTGGAGCAGGATATATAAGAGAGAAGGCTGGGATTGAGTGATAGAGCCAATTGACCCCGACCACCTGAAATGCCACGATTGTGGAGAGGTCTTTGATAACTCATTTGATTTAATAAACCACACTTTAGAAGATGATGAAGATGACTTTGACCCTTATCTAATTCTTCCTAATGGTTATAGATTAATGCTTGGTTCTCTACTTAGATTTCTTTACGACAATTCGGGCAACACGGAACAAATAAGACATATAGCACAATCTACCTATGTTACACTTTTTGCAGCAGAGAATGGGTATGACTTAATTGACACATTGATTGAGGATATGATAGTCAAATCTTCTCTACAGAACTTTGACGAATCACTTCAGCAATTACTAACTGAAGGTGATAAAGAGAATGGGGAATGAAGAAGTATGGCAGATTATAACCCACTTGGAAATGCAAGGTTTCCATATAACATCAACAAAGATACAGGACAACAAATTGATAATACAAATAACAGTGCCCCTGCTCTCGACCCCAAGTTTGCAATAGCGGTTAGCGAAACATTTGAAGAACTCAAAGTATTACTCATCAAGAAGCACCTTGATTACGGCCCGAAGAATATCTCCGACTCACCAGGTGGACCTCTCAATGGATTACGAGTGCGTATGCACGACAAACTTGCTCGCATTAATAACCTTGTTGACAAAGGCACAACACCACAATACGAATCGCTTGAAGACTCCTTTAAAGATATGGCGAACTACTCAATCATAGCCTTACTTGTCTTAAGAAATAAGTGGGATAAAGAGTGAAAGAACAAGAGTTATTTGATTGGTTAAAGGCTGGACACTATTCTGATTTAGAAAAATCTTCCAATGAGTATGATGGATTTGATTGCATTAGTAATCATTTTCAAATGTTTATTGAACTTAAGTCTAGGCTTACCCATTACGATACTCTCTTGTTAGAAAGAAAGAAATTTGATTTTCTAGTTGTAACTGCAGAAGTTCTTGGCTATCAACCTTGGTATATAAACTCTACACCCCTTGGTGTATGGGCTTTCCCGCTTAACTCAGTGGTCAAAGATTTAGAATGGGTTGATAAGTGGTTACCTGCTACCACTGAATTCCAAAACAAATCAAAGACAACTAAGTTGGTTACATTCCTTCCATTAGAATTGGGTATAAAACTAACGTGATTGAATGGGATAGAATAAAGAAATGGGACTACATTGTAGACTCCGTTGCCTCTGAATATCAACTTAAATTTAAGATTGAGATAAAAGATATAAGACAAAATTTATATCAGTGGTTTGTTGAGCACCCAAATAAACTAGATACTTGGGAAGCAATAGGTGAGAAGGACGCTAAGAATTTAATCTATCGTTCACTTCGTAATCAGGCACTCGATTATTGTCAGGCTTGGAAAGCAAAGACAGGTGGATATGAAACCTCCGACCTATTCTTTTATCAAGCAGATATGATTGAAGCCTTGTTGCCATCTGTCTTAAGAGGTGAGATTAATCTTGCACACAAATTAAATCTCGGTGGCACTGCTCGTCCATCTGCGCCCTCTGAAGGTGGCAATATGATGGCTATGATGATTGAGATTGACGCAGGATTTTGGAAGTTAGGTAAAGAAGATAGGAAGTTATTGTTCCTTCGTTACTCTGAAAGTATGGACTTCCAAGCAATTGCAGATGAAATGAAACTACCTAGTGAAGACACTGCTCGTATGAGAAATAAACGTGCAATTAAGAAACTGATTAATAAAATTGGTGGTTTTAAACCTTATCGTGATGAAGACTTGCCCGAAGAACAGACTCAACCACCCGTAGAATAAAATCCACCCGTCTTAAATATGGTTGGGGTAGCAGACCATAAGCGGGTCATACTTTCATTACAACACACAGGTATTGTCTCATCATTGTGCGCCTTGCTTAACTCTTGTTGTCCACCACATACATTACATTTATATTCATACGTCGGCACTAATCACATCCATCTATCTCTGTTGGTGCAGTAGCCACAGCCCCACACTCCTCGCATACTTGGTCTAGTAAATACATTCCCACTTGTCTTGTCTCCGTATCCCACATTACTTTTAAGTTCCACATCTTTGACCCACAAACACAAACAAAAATTGGTTCTCCTCTTAAGTCAAACACTAATACCAATTGTGGTGTAAATGCCATCTCCAAGCAGAGCAAGGGGTTTTATACCTGTGTTGAATATATTTATATGTCTTAAGTAATTGAACTGTTGGGTCTTTGCTTGTCTCACCAAGTAGTTGCCCCATACCAAATGCCGTTGAGCCTTTTTTATTTTTGGCATAGTTATCGTATCTGCTTTCCTTAATGAAAAGATTATCAAGGCACACCCACTCCTTATCTTTCCAGCCATACCCTAGCCAAGCAATATTTTTAGCCAACACTTTATTGGCTTTCTTCTGTTCCATTGTAGCCTTTGTGGGTTCTGAGGTGTGGGATTTAAAGGGCGTGCCCAACCTATTAACTGAACATAAAGTTAAGGTGATAACCAATAAAACTATGGCTACCACCCGCTTGCGTATTAACCTGCTTCTTTTCTTGACCTTAACCTGCGTCTGTCTAACTCTGATAGTCCGCCCCATATACCAAACCTTTCATTATGTTTAAATGAATACTCAAGGCATTCCACCTTGACTGTGCAGGCTTTACATATTTTTTTAACGTGGTTTGTTGCAGCCCCAATCTCAGGAAAGAATATCTCAGGGTCTACCTCAGCACACAAAGCCTTTCTAGTCCACTCAGGTGGCATTAGCACCTCAGCAATTATACTCATTTAAGTTCTTGTATCTGGACTACATCACCTCTATCTACATCTTTCCATTTATAGTCTATGTAATCTTGGTTCTCAAATAGCCACTCATCTTTGGCTTGCATTGTCCATTCGTCCCAATCCTGCGGGATACCAACGCCCTCTGGGAGGAATACTCTTACGCACTCCGTCCCTTTGGTTTCATAGACAACATCAAAAGCATTTCTTAAAACAATTACATTGCTAGTTGGGTCGCCCAAAAATCTTTCACCATTACTATCTATTCTAACCACTCTACTCGTGTTAATCATTATACATTCTCCATTTCTTTTTCTTTTTCTAAGTGCATATCCATATTGCAATCGTCGCATAATGGCTTCTGATTATAGTAGTTATCATATCTAGGATTTTTTACTTCCCACCCACAATACTGGCATATATCCATTATTATTTCACCTCCTCAACTGTATTCCATACAAATCCTTCTTGATACCTAGTAATCTGACCTAAAATATCAAACCACTGGCTATCAACCTCTGCGGTTATCGTGTATTTAATCATTCTTCTTTTCTCCCGTCATTTGAATTAACTTTTCTGCTGATGATATAAGTTCATTGAACAAATCTTCATTAGCATTTGTTGGTGTGCCCTCAAAGGTGAGTTCATCAAGCCAAGCCGCAAGACTGCAACCTTCATACAAGTCTTCGTCCCAATTAACTGCCCATTCTGGGGCAATATGAGAGTTTAACAACTCACTATCTCCATCTTTCCAATAGATTTCATAGCCATTAAACTCGTCCCAAAATAACAAGACGCTATATTCTTTGTCTTGATATTTGAAATGGATATATCTTTTCCACGAAAGAGTTTCCTCCCGCGCTGAAGATATTATTATGTCTTGTTGTGCATTCATTTCTGTTTCTCCTGTCTTCATTAGTTTAGTTTTTTCTTACTGTGTCTGAGTTAGTTACATTATCCCAATCAATAGAGACAACATACCAACTTTCTTCGTCATCTTTTGCAAGTTCCCACGCCTGATTAGGGTCGTCGGCACTATTTCTTTGCTTTAGTTTAACCCTTGCGGTTATTGTGTGTTCCCATTGTGGCGTATCTTCATCAAGCATTTATGCTCCTGCCTTACAACCCCACACGCCCAGACGATTTGCCTTTGCGCTTCTTGCATATTGCTCTATTTGTTTTGCATATTTTCCTTTAACTTTATTAAAGAAAAAAGGTTTTGCATATCCACCACGCACCAATTCAAGGTTTAGATTTCTATTCCCCTTCATTACATAACGCAAACTCCTGCCGTAAACATCTTTATTGTCTAGGCTTAAGTCTTGCACAAGCGTAGCCGTGCCCTCTGACATTAAAAAACTTTGGGTGTATTTCTTTGCCTCCTGTGCATAACAAGTGCCTATCTCTGGTGTGTTAATCTGCACCAAACGCACACGCTCACCCCTTATGTCTACTGTGTCGCCGTCAATCGCATACGGCGTTGAGACATAAAGGGCAACGGCTAAGACAATCATTACTTATCACACCCACAAATCTTTATATCTTGTAAGCAGTCTCCGCACATATCACACCCCGCAAATCTCTAAGGTGTTAAAACAAAATCCCGTGCCAGTCCACCAAATCCGCGTAGAGATTAAATAGAAGGCAACAAGCACGCCAAACACAAACAACGCCCGCACTATTGTGCGTGTGTGGTAATAGGTAGAAGATTTCATTTATGCCTCCACCAATTCGTCCGTTGTTGTGTGTTGGAAGGCTTGGTCTACTACCGCGTTCCACACCATACGTTTTGCCACGAATAAATAAAGGGCTTGTAGTTTGGTGAGCGTTGGGTCTATACCTTCCGCCATTTCCGCTACTTCTTCGTCTATTTCATTACTAGCCCATAAACTCAACGCTTGAACCTCGTCGTTTATGTTTTTGTAATAGGTCTCACATTGCCCGTCGGCGTATTCGTGCCCGTAATCTCTAAGGGTTGAGATTTCGTAATCCTCGTCGGCATTAACATAACCTTGCACATACATAGCGGTATCTTTAATTTCATCTAACCACACCCAACCGCTAGCAATTTCTGGCAACAGGTTAAAGATGTCGTAAGTTTGTCCGCATTTAATCTTTTCAAGCGTAGCCAATAACTCCGCGCCCTTTACTTTACTTTCCATTTTTTTCTCCTGTCAGGTCTGCGGAAATCTTCCGCCTTACCTTGTGCCCTATGGTGTCGTGAATACCGCGCCCCCGTCAAGGGTTAGGGCTTTGTTTCGTATAACAATTTCGTTATTTATTGCGCCACCTTTTCCAAGCCTTACGGCTGAGTAATACAAGCGCAAGAATAATTAAGGCACGATAAGGGGCGTAATAATCCCCTAAATAGCCCTCAATAACTAGCCCGTAATCGTCTAATGAAATGCTGAAAAGATTTTGAAAGTCAATCACGCACTCACCCCCTCAATTACCACCGCCGCCGCGTCCTTTGCGGCGCAGTAGTTCTTAGCCTCTCCCGCAGTTTTAAAGGTTAAGCCCTGAAATTGGATATCCTGACCGAAACCATAATATCCCGCGACGAAATGATAAGCCCCTTCTTGCTTTACCCAATAAAAAAGATGAGCCTTAGCCGTCCCGTTTATGGATTTGTAAACGCGTCCTCTTTTAATGTGCCATTTCATTTTCTTTCTCCCGTCTTTCTTTTAAGGTTTGCGGGTATCTCCCGCCTTACCTTCATTTTGTAGCCCCTTCGTCTAGTTGTTTTTGTAGGTCGTTATAGGTCGGTTCGGATTTGCTTGTGTCGGTGGGACAATTAACTCTATTTAGACACTCGCCACAAATTACACCGTAAACGGTGGAGAATAAATTTAAGACTTCACAATCTCCACAATCTAGGCATTTATTTTTAGTCATTGGTTCACCCCTGTTTTTATGAATTGAGCGCATATTTTTTGTCCGTCTAGTTCTACGCTTACCACACAATCAGCGCACAAATAATATAAATCACCCGATACGCTCTTATATTTTGCCATTTGTAAACAGTTAAAGCAATCAAACTCTAAGGTGTTAATGTTCATTAGCACACCCCGCTTGCTTGGATAAACTTTACGCGGTCAAATCGTGGGTTTTCTAGTTCTAAATCATCGGCAAACCAATTGATAAGCGGGGTTATATTGCCGTTGAAATTGCCTTCATCATTAGCCTCTTTCAAGATTTTTGCTATTAGTAGGTAATCTTTCTTAGTCATTTTTTTCTCCTGTCTGGCGTCTGCTTGTTGCGTCTGCCTAGTAATTGAATAATGACACGGGGCTTGAGCCTTGTCAATCAAAAAGGGGCATATTTTGATAACGATTAGATAACGATTACCTGAGGATTACCTGAGAAGTCTGTCTCAATATGTGAGACGGCTCGCCCTTTGTGGATTGAATATACGAGGGGGGATAAGGGGCGAGGGGATAGTCAGCCCCTAAACCAATATCTCTTTAGCAATTATTCTTTAATCCTTCAGGATAAAACTCTTTACAAAGGGCAGAAGAAAAGCAGAAGCAGGCAGAGATAGACCCATCAGGGTCAATACTCTGTGGATAAACCTCTAAACCACCTCATTAGACCCAGACCTTATTAATTTGCTCGCACACCACATACATACTCTTCCAACAAAAATTGCTGTTATATCCCCCGCTATATAGGCACAAAGTGCCACAAATAGGACATTATAAAAAATATATTCAATCTGATTGTTCGGTTTTAGCACTTCGAACAGGTTATCTTATATAGTAGTTAAAACTACAGAGTTCAACTGAACTCGTCGTTTTGGCTCCTCGTTCGTTGAATATAATATATAAATATTTAACCTACGAAGTAGGAGACGGCCACAGTTATGCCGTTTAGCGAATAGCGTTATATCACCGATATTAGGGACGTAAATGGGACGCAAGCCAGGGATACAAAATATACCAAAGGGCGAGGCCCAAGAAAAAGTTTTAATACAGTTAGCCCAAGGCTCTACCATTACAGCAGCCTTAGCATCCGTTGGACGTAACGATGTTACCTTCAGACAATGGTCGATGCAAGACCCAACCTTTAAAGAAAGAGCCGATAAAGCCCGCCTTCAAGGTAAAGGGGTTATCGCTGACTTAGGGGATTTAAA